GATCCAGACGATATGCGGGTTGTGGAACGCAAAAAGGCGGCGAGAAAGCGGATGCGCGGGGTCCTGGGGACTATGCTGACCAAGAGTGATCCGCTCAGCACCACAAGGCAGAAGCTTGGAGGTAGCCCAGCTACCGCCGCCCCGGGGGCAAGCTGATGGATATCAAGCAAATGATGGAGATGGTCGACCAGCTGTATTCAGACAGGCTGCCATACATGATCCTTCTGCAGGAGATCGCGGAACACTTCTATCCGCAGCGGGCTGACTTCACAATCAAGCGTAACTTCACCACGGAGTACGCTTCGAACCTGATGACCAGTTACCCGGTGTTAACCCGGCGAGATCTTGGTGACCAGATTGGGCAGATGCTGAGGCCTACCTCTGTGGAGTGGTTCGAGATGATCCCCCAGAACGGGGAGAAAACCGACAACGCGGGCAAGCAGTGGCTGGAGGAAATGACCCGGCGCATGCGGCTCGCGATGTACTCTAAGCCGGCCAAGTTCGCACGGATGTCCAAGGAGGCTGACCATGACTTCGCCTCGTTTGGGGCGTGCCCATTCAGTTGTCGGCTGAACCGTAACGCTGACAACCTGTTGTATCGAAACTGGCACATCCGTGATATGGCGTGGCACGAGAACGAGGAGGGTGATCTGGGGCTCATATCGAGGAAGTGGAAGCCCACAGCCCGGGACCTGAAGATCCTATTTGGCAGCAAGGCTGGGCCCAAGGTGGACCGGCTGAACGAGAAGACCCCGCTGACCAAGGTCAAGTGCTACCACATCTACGTTGAGGCTGACATGTACGACGCGCCTAACAATGGTCGGCCGTGGTTCAGTCTGTACTGGGACGGAGACCACAATCACTTGATTGAGGCTGTCCCTGTTTGGGTCAACGAGTACCGGGTGCCGAGATGGCAAACAGTGTCGGGATCACAGTACCCATTCAGCCCTGCCACTATCGCGGCCCTGCCTGATGCTCGACTGATTCAATCCATGGCATACACCCTGCTCGAGGCGGGGGAGAAGGCGACCAACCCGCCCATGATAGGGGTGCAGGACGCCATACGCTCTGATGTGGCCATTTATGCTGGAGGCATGACGTGGGTAGACCAAGCGTTCGATAAGCGCTTAGAGGACGTCCTGAGGCCCATCACGCAGGACCTGAGGGGGTTGCCGTTCGGGATGGAGATGATTGACGACACCAGAGTGCAGTTATCGCAGGCTTTCTTTCTGAATAAGCTCGCCCTGCCAGAGAGGGCACCAGAGATGACTGCCTACGAGGTTGGCCAGCGGATACAGGAATACATCCGTGGTGCGCTGCCTATCTTCGAGCCGATGGAGCCAGAGTACAACGGGGGGATTTGTGATGTCACGTTCGCGACTCTACTGAGGGCTGGTGTGTTTGGGTCGCCCCAGGACATCCCCGCGCAACTGAGCAACGACGGGATCGATTTCCAGTACAGGTCGCCACTGCACGATGCTATCAACGAGCAGCAGGGGCAGAAGTTTCTCGAGAGCAAGGCATTGATCGCTGAGGCGCTCGATCTTGATAGGGGCACAGCCTACATCATGAATTCGAGAGTGGCGCTCAGGGAAGCGCTGGACGGCATAGGTGTACCGGCCGAGTGGTTGAACGACGAGGAAGATGTCGACGACATGATCGAGGAGCAGGCGCAGGCCGAGGGCGAAGCTGCCCGAATGGAGCAGATGTTGCAAGGCTCTGAGGTAGCCAAGAACATTGGAGCTGCCGGTAAGGATTTGGAGATGGTTTAACCCTGAGGAGGAGAGATGAAGAAGTACGAATCGGCCAGTGCGCCCGTTGAGATCATGTCTCATAACGCGGGTGCCGTTCAGGCCCTGATCCGGGGTGACTGCCCTGAGCACCTGCAGCGTGATTTCATCAAGTGGCTGGTCGAGGATGTGTGCGGCACATACGACCAGTCCTACCGTGAGGCCAGCGAGAGGGATACTGTATTTGCCGAGGGCAAGCGCTGGGTGGGTAACAGAATCGTGCTGGCGTCCAAACTGGACCCGGCGAAGTTAGACAAACTGAAAGAGGAGAACACGCAATGAGATTGATCAAGCAACTGGCCAACTGGCTAATATTCAACCACATGTTCAGCATGGCTGACGGTGATGGCGGCGATGGGGATGGAGACGGTGATGGGGATGGTGACTGGTTCCCAGAGGACTGGCGCCAGCAGATAGCCGGCGATGATGAAAAGGCTCTGGGTCAGTTGGGGCGGTACAAGACCCCGGCTGACATCTGGACCAAGGCCCGGGCACTGGAGCAGCGCATCACCAGTGGTGAGTTGAAGGAGGTCTCTGTCTTCCCTGGTGAAGGTACTGACGAGGAGAAGGGTGCGTGGCGTGAGCTGAACAATGTCCCCGAGGCAGCAGACAAGTACACCCTGACCCGGGAGCTTGACGATACTGCCAAGGCTCAGCTGGAGGGGTTCTTCGGTCATGCTCATGCCAACAATTTCAACAACGACGCTGTCAACAGCATGCTGGACTACTTCTACCAGAAGCTGGAAGCCGACGACGATGCAGTCGACGCGGCGGACAAGGACCGCGGGCAGGCGACAGAGGACGCGCTCAGGGCTGAATGGGGTAAGGAGTACCGGGGCCACATGAACCGCATCGAAGGCCTCATAGATCTCGTCGGTGAGGGTGCTGGTAATGCACTGCAGGAAGCTCGGATGCCTGACGGCAGCATGCTGAAGGACAACGCCGCGGTGCAGCAGTTTCTGTTGGATATGGCCCTAACATATAACCCGGCGGGCACTCTGACCCCGGGCGGTGGTGGGAGCATAATTGATGGTATCGAGGATGAACTGGCCACCATCAGGAAGACCATGAAGACCGATCGCAAGACCTACAATGCGGATGCCAAGATGCAGGCCCGGTATCGGGAGCTGTTGACTGCACAGGAGAACGACAAGAACCGCAGGGGTGCGGCTTGACGCTATTGCACTGGACACACGGGTATCCCTCTCGTAAATTGCATGCACTGAGGGATACCCGTCTAACGCGCCCTCGGAATTGAACCAAAGCGGACGCGCCAGTAAGACCATTTGCAGCGCCTCATCGAGGACACCCTGCCACTGTGGACCCAATGGACACCCTGAAGCTGAAGGAAACTTAACTTAGCTTAGGAATAGTCATGACAGACATAGTGTATCAAACCCAGTATCGAGACGAGTTTATCGCCTCGTTTGAGCAGCACCAATCGCTGCTCAGGGACACAGTTACAACCGAGGCAGTCATCAAGGGCAACCAGGCCGTATTTTTGGTCAGTGGCTCAGGCGGAGCAGAGGCAGCTACTCGTGGCGCGAATGGTCTCATTCCCGCTCGCTCTGATAATCAAGCGCAGAACACGGCAATCCTGAACGAATGGCATGATCTGGTCCGCAAGACCGATTTCAATGTCTTCGCTTCGCAGGGGAACCAGCGCGCGATTATGCAGATGACTACCATGGCGGTAATCAATCGGAAGATCGATCAAGAAATCATCGCGGCTCTCAACACGACCACGGTGACGATCGGCTCTGCCACCACCCTGCCCAGTGTGGACTTGTTCCAGCACGCTCGCGTCAAGTTATCGAACGCGGAAGTGCCGTGGGACTCGAACATCACCCTGCTTTGCAACCCTGCGTTCATCGCATATCTCGAGCAGGCACCGGAATTCTCAAGTGCCGACTACGTGAATCTGCGACCGTACACGGGTGACGACGCGAACTGGCGTGATCAGCCAATGGGCTATCGCTGGAAATCTGCGCTCATCCTTGAGCACCCGAAGCTCCCTGGTAAAGGGACTTCATCAGAGTTGAACTGGTTGTATCACAAGAACTCGATTGGCCATGCGGCCAACACCGAGGGAATGGACAACGCGATCGGTTACAACGACGAGCAGAAATACAGTTACGCTCGCTGCTCCATGGATATGGGCAGTGTTCTTTTACAGGCGGCCGGTGCAGTGGAGATTACTGCAGACGGTTCGGCTTACGCATAAGGGGGATATGAAATGAGTTATTCAGGAACTACCGCCGCAGCAACAGCAGCAAATCCGCCGAAACGTATCGATTCAGGTCTGTTAGCCCAGCGCAACATTCGGGAAAGCACATCACTGGGAGAAGGCGGGGCACTGTGGTCATATGTGTCCACAAACCTGACCACTGACATGCTCAACTCCGGTTTCTTCGCGGATGCTGATCGTCTGGGCATGCGTAACGGGGATGTTTTGATCTCCGCATCGTATACATCAGAGGGCTCTTCGAGCATTTTGGTGATCGGCGTTATCGGGTATGACACCACCGCGACAGCCTCCATAGTGACGACCGGGGCGATGATCACCTCGACGTTCGCTTAATACGGTATCGTAGTAAACCACGGGGGCCGGGGCTAAAAACCTCGACCCCTTTTTTTAACTGAGGAGTTTGAAATGACTAAAGAAACGAAAGAGAAACCCATCCGCGACGTCAAGTTGCAATATGGTGGTCTGAACACTGCTGACCATTCACAGACCCGGTGGGGCGTGAAGATCTTGCCCGATCACACCATGGACGACGTCATGACGCCGGCCTTCTGGTCTATCCAAGCATCCCGAATCACCAAGGGCGACATCATTGATGTGCGTACTGAGGATGATCGGTTTTACGCAGAACTGTACGTCACCGGGGTGAAGACCACCGGGGTTGAAGTGCAGGTCATGCGGCATATGGAGCTAGCGGGACATGTCGATGGCCCGATCGAGACCCCTGACTTTGTGTATGCGTGGAAGGGCCCGAGCTGGGGCCATTGCGTGATCCGCAAAGCAGACAGTATGGTGATGATCAAAAACCTAAAAACCAAGGCGGAAGCTCTGCTGTGGATCAAGGAGCAGATGCAGGCCGCCGCATGAGAGGTAATCCATGGCCACTAAATTGCAGCTTTACAATACAGCGCTCCGTTACTGTAAGTCGCGCAAGCTCGCCTCACTGACTGAGGACCGGGAGCCCCTTCGCCTACTGGACGACGTCTATGCTGTTGACGGGATCAAGACCTGCCTCGAGGAAGCGCAGTGGAAGTTCGCCACGCGCACGCTGAAGCTGGACTACGATACCGCCTTCACGCGCCAGTACGGATTTCTGAGGCAGTTCACCAAACCGACCGACTGGGTGAAGACGGTTGCTGTGTGTGCCGACGAGTACTTTCGAGCGCCCCTGACCCACTACCATCACGAGGGTGATTACTGGTACTCTGATCTGAACGCGATCTACGTGCGGTACGTGTCCGATGGGGTCGACTTCGGCAATAATATAGGCGCCTGGCCGGGTACGTTTTTCAACTACGTGGCGGCCTACTTTGCCAATGAGATCGTGGACAAGCTCTCCGGAGGTGATGCCAAGACGATGGCGAGCGTTGTCAAGCGCCTGGATGATAACAAGCTCACCGCCAAGTCGAAGGACGCATGGAATCAACCCACGGCATTCCCGGCCCCTGGTAATTGGGTTAGTAGCAGGAGTCGCGGATCTCGAGTCAACAATGACTACGGGAACCGCGGCAGCCTGATAGGCTAATGGCCCGCACAAAAACGCTTCTCTACGCCTTCAACCGAGGGATCATCTCTGCGCTCGGTCTCGCGAGGGTTGATCTCGAGCGGGTGGCTTTATCTGCGGAGACCATGGTCAACTGGATGCCGCGTAGCCTGGGGTCAATGATGCTGCGGGTCGGGAATGCGTTCCTCGGGAACTCAGCCAGTAACAATAAGGCCCGTCATATTCCGTTCGTGTACAGCGCGTCCGATACCGCGATCGTGGAATTGACGGCAAGCATAATGCGGGTCTGGGTCAGCGATGCCTTGGTAACAAGGGCCAGCGTCATTTCAGTGACCGCCAACGGAGGGTTTGATAGTGACGTCGCCAGCTGGACCGACAACAGTGAGGCAGGAGGAACTGCCGCGTGGGTTACTGGCGGCTATATGGGCTTAACAGGAAACGGTTCTGATGCGGCTATCATGGAGCAAACAATCGTCATCAACGCAGCAGACAAAAACGTGGAGCATGCCCTTGCCATTAACATTAATCGGGGGCCAGTGACGCTCCGTGTTGGATCAACCTCAGCCTCCCCGCCGGTCGCCGATGATTACATCACCGAGACGCAGCTTGATACGGGGCGTCATTCGCTCGCTTTCACCCCCACGGGGGCTACGGCATGGATAGAGTTCAGTACCCGGGAGAACCGA